ATTCTTTCCTGTTCCTGATTCGCCAGCAGAAGCAATAGTGATACCTGTTCTTGCTCTCTTTATTTGATTACCATATTTCCCTTCAGCCGAAATCGTTCCTGAGGGCGTCACATCAGTTTCTCCCTGACATTCGGTAGTCAACTGACTATCACCGTTCTTTGTAACACCACCATTTCCTCTGACCAACCAATTTCCGTGACGGTGACCGGGGTCGTTTACGGTATGGGTATGTGCTGGTATTACAGCATCAGGTGAACCGCCGTTTTGATTTACGGTATAAGAATCTCCTGCTCCAACTATAAACTTATTAAGCAAGTTTGGTGTGGTGTAACCAAAAACTACTCTTCCATCACACAAAGCCCATCCTGCGGGTATAGAACTTGCTAGTCCATACCACATAATAATACCACCGAATGGAAACCCTTCAGTCCACACAGGAGGAAGTCCTGAACCTTGAGAGGTGAGAACTTGCTGTGAAGTTCCAGGCGTGTTATTTACAATAGAACCAACACGAAGAGGGCCAAGAACTTTAATTTCACCAGAACTTGTCACTTCAAACTGTTCGGTTCCAACAGAGTCCTGAACCACAACTCCAGGAGTTATTACAATCTTTGTGGCTAGTGCTGGACTAATTGTATCTACTTTTAATTCTGACATGGTTTACCTCATAGAATCTTCCAAACAAATCCTGCGTCAACGGTTACTATTTTTCCGCTCACTATACTTATGCCTGATCCAGGATCAATTGTATACACTCCGCTTGGAGTTTCTGGGAAAACTTGTGGGTTAAGATTTATAGTTGCATTAATTGTGGTTAATCCTGTGGAGTTGAACATACCACCATAGAACATGCCTTGAGTTGGCACAGTGTTCCATGCAGGAGCAGCACCCGTGGTGTTTCCTGCAAACATGTGTGGTCCTATCTTAATACCTGAGCCACGAACTTCAAGCGACATGGTTGGATTGTTGGTTCTGATACCAACCATACCACCACTATTACCTGAACCACCTGCCACATACACACCCCAATAACGGTGAACGCCTGTTAGACTTTCCACAGTTAGGTGTAGATCTTTGTTCACACCTGCAACAACTACCGCAGCATCTCCGCTACCTGCGCCTGTGGTGTATCCACCCATCAAGCGAAGATCATACGATTGTCCTGTCCAACCCACATTTGATGGGAATGGAGACACAAGATCCAACATACCACCAGATGCGCCACCTACAGTTAGTTTACCCCAACCGTATGGGTTTTCTAGATCTACAAATGCTCCCTGAGAAGTAACCGAGCCTGCAAAGAACCGATACTTACCCATTCCTGCAAAAGTTAATCCGTTGTTTGCTAAAGGACTGTAGTGTGTGTCGCCTGTTTCACGAGATAGAGTTTGCATGTTGTAACGAGCATTGGCTCGTCTTTCAGCAGTCATGCCGCTATCGGTGTGAAGTTCCTTCTGTGGTTGAATATCATGGCGAACATAACGCTCATCGTGATTGTGCCCCGTCAAGATTAGAGCATTAACATTTGGTCTAGCACGAATAATCCAGTAGGTTACTACTGCTGGTGGATACAGGTAATCTCCGTAAACTCTTACAGTTCCTGTGGCTCCACAGCCAGTGCAACCTTGACATCCTTGGCAACCAACACAGTCATAAACGCCGTCGATACGATAGCATGGTCGAGAAGAATCGCAGCAACCACATCCTGTGCAACCTGGCGGTGGTGCTGGTTCACAAATATTGTCTTTCATCCATGCACAGTCTACTTGACCGAACGGATCTGAAGGCGGAGAACCCACCCATCCTTGAGCCGCGCACTCTTGGCAAAGAGTTCCGCCTTGACGACACAAATCGCAGTCTGTGCAAGTCTTAGACCAAGAAACTCCTGTGCAAGTGTTGGTTCCTGAAACTGTTCCTTGGCAACCGTTCTTGACACATTGCCAGCAAGCGCAACATTGTTGTCCCACGCAATCTGTTGCAGGATTTACACAATCCGCAGTTCCACAACCGCTGTCTTCAAAGCCTGGAATGCAAACTCCACACTCGGTTTCTGGCTCACCAACTGCTGCGGCAAACTCAGCAATAGGAGGTTGAACATCTGTCTGTGTTGATACATTTCCTGATCCTTTGGAAGTTCTTCCATCACCAGCACCAGATCCTGTTGTGAAGAAGGTTGGAGACGCAAGATTTCCTTCAATCTTATAATCAAGGGTATGCAACACATCGCCAAGCACCATTGTTGAGCCGTTATCAAATCCTGTGGTTCCTGAACCTGCACCAAATATGGTGCGGTTTCTAAGATCAGGAATTAGTAGAGTTCCCCATGTGCTTAAGGAGTCGGTTCTATGTCGTCCGTATAGACGAATTGAGAAATCTTCGGTTTGTTGACCTGCTTGAGCAAGCAGAGTGATGAATTGAGTTCTATCATAGCCGCTTTGAACAGGATTACCGTTTATCTGCTCACGCAACGCTAGAGTTACTTCATAATCGCCGCTTGCCGAATAAACGCGAGCATCGCGTTCTGCCACAACAGCGTTAATTATCTTGGAGAAGATAACAATCTTAACAAGATCTCCTTGAGAAGTATTTCTACTTGCTGTTGGTGGGGCTTGTAGACTTCTCTTACCACCCTTTACATACACATCAACAAGAGTTTTGCCGCCACCAGAACCGGCTTGATTGCCGTCTTCGTCGGTGAATGCTTGCGCTCTAGTTTCCAAAACCTTAAGGTCGGCATAGTATTTCTGACTATCAACTCTTCCGTCTGAAGTTCCTATGACATTGTAAAGTTCAGGATACAATCCTGGTCGAACTTTCTTGCCATCACACAACAACCATTCATCTGTTAGTTCGTTCAGCAGTCCTGTGTAAGACATAACCGAACCGACAGGAACTAGACCACGAGGATAAATTTCGTCGGAAGCAGAACCGCCAACAATCATGCCTGGTTCTGTTAGAACTATGCCTGTAGCAAAACGATTTGACGGAGTTCCTGTTAGCGATACAGGAATAAACACATTCTTTTCAATGTAGTATGGATCACCAAAGGTTGCACCAAAATCGGTTGTGAGTCCTCCGCTCAATCCAAGCATCAGGGCAATACCTGGTGTTACATTGCCAGGAACTGGAATTGTTGCAAGACCGCTGTGGGTATACAAGAACTCGTTCGCGTTCAATACTTCGGTTACAATACCAAGAGTGTCGGCAAGATCCACCGACATTGGGCTTGCTTTAATATACTTCGCAGCAGTTGCCCCTTGAACAATAGAAACTTCTCGAATAATAACATTGCCTGCGGTTAAACCGTGGTTAGTCTGAAACACACGAATTCTGTTCGAATCCGAATCCAACCAGTTGGCATTTATACGACCACGATAATCGGAAATTGCAATGCTGTATGCAGTAGAACCTTTGTTGCCTTCGTTTGGTTCGGCTGCTCCACCGTAAGCATATCCTGTGGTCGCTCCTGCACCATCCAAGTAATCAGCATTGAATCCCTTGGCAAACATGTTGGCTGTTCCACCAACAGTTGTCGAGAATGCAAATGGGCCGTTTGTTAACCCGTAAATTGTTGATAATGTGTATTCTGTGGCAGACTGACCTGTTCCATATTTCAGGTAAAGCGGAGCACCCGAAGCAGTATAGCCGTAAGCAACCGACCATGCTCCGTTATCGTCGTATGTTAGACGAATTGTTGGATCTACGGCTTGTCCGCTTGTTCCTATAAAATTGAAATCATTCTTGGAATCGCCTGCTGTGAGTGATTTATTTCTGTAATTTCTTGCGGTGATAAATCCAGTTTCTGTGTTTACTCCCAAATTATGAGATGATACGAACGCACCGCTCGACAACTCCCAAGTAAACGATTTATCACCACTTGCACCCTTAACAACAAATCCTGCACCATCTAAATTTGTGTCGTCAAAGTATTCTGTGGTAGCACCATTAAATGAGATCAAACTAAAAGTAGCACCTGTTACCGAGACAAATCTGATGAATCCGCCTGCTTGGAAATCTTCTGCTCCACCAGCGGTAAACATTGAGCCAACTCGAACTTGTGCAGTTAGACCATTTGCGGGACCTGTAATCGACTTTACTACACCAATAACTTCTGCGGTAGTGCCTGGTGAATTTGCGTTGTCATCATAGAACGCAGATGCACCAACAATTCCTATGGAATATAGTTGAAGAATGCTAGCCGATGGGCCTGTAATTGTAATTGTGCCAGCAGTTTGGTAAGCAATTTCAATTTGTTTATCTTCAATACGAAGATCGTTGGACGCAACGAAACTTTGATTTCCTCCCACCAACAGATTTCCGTTAATCAACACATTGCCGTCAAGTTCAAGATTAGTGAACTCAAGTTTAGGTGGAAGCATGTGTTTAGCCTGAACGGACTTTGGTGTTCCGTTGTATACGGTAGACACATCGCTCATATCCTTGAATATAAACAGATCGTTTCCTGTTACACCGTTAAGTCCTGTTGAAGGCGGTAATGTTCCAGGATCAACGAACATCTTGCCACGGAAATTAGTTCCTGCTAAAGTTGTATTCTGATGCCCCCAAGTAATTCCAGGGCCATTCTTAAATCCAATTCCTACAACACCATTATAATTGCAATTGCTCTTACCTGTCACTAGTTCAATACCTGTCAAACTAGCAACTTCATACAAGTTTAGTGGATTTATTGCATCAATAATTTGATTGGTTCTATCATACCAAGTGTGGAAAGTGTCAGACAAAACTAAACGCTGAATGCTAACAAGATCATTACATCCTGCTCCTGTTCCGCCTGCTCCTTGCAGAGGATCGCAACATGTTGTGCAAGCACAACCAGGGCCAGTTGATCCTAGAGTTCCGTCTGCGCCTGTTGCGCCTGGAGGACCTACAACACTTCCTGCATTGATATTTGTTCCGTCTGAAAGAACAAGAATCAGGTTGCCGTCAGGAACGGAAACATAAGCGTTTACAACCACAGCACCTGAAGAGCCAGAAACGCCTGTAGCACCTGTAGCACCTTGAGGGCCTGTTGCTCCTGTTATACCTGCACCAGTTGGACCCACTACAGTTCCAGCATCAATATTGAATGTTATGCCGGTTCCGTAATCTTGAATTGTTAGATAAAGTTTATTTCCTGATACAAGTGCTTGAACAATTGAACTACCAGTTATACCTCTAATACCTGTAGCACCTGTAGCACCTGTGGTTCCTTGAGCACCAGTAGCACCAGTAGAACCTGTAGCACCTGTAGCACCTGTAGCACCTGTGGTTCCTTGAGCACCAGTAGCACCAGTAGAACCAGTTGCACCTCCATTATATCCAGGTTCTCCTGCTAAAGAGAACAACCAATCTGACGCTGGTGTTGAGGTGTTCGCGTGGTTACTCTTTAGATCTGGAATAAATGCAAAGTTTGCTTGTGTTGCGTTGGTGACAACACCTTCAATCCAAACCGTGGTTGGATTAGCCTCACTCTTAATTCTTATACGACAACCAATTTCAAACGCCCAATACGAAGGACTAGGTGGAACTGTTGGTTTTAAAGAATACCCAACTCCTAGAGTTATAGTCGATATGGTGTGAGAGTCTGTGCTTTTTACACCACAATAACCACATCCTGTTGCACCAGTAGCACCTGTGGCTCCCGTTGCGCCAGTAGCACCTGTCGCTCCGGTTGGGCCTTGTGGTCCTGTTGCACCAGTAGCACCAGTAGCACCTGTGGCTCCCGTTGCGCCAGTAGCACCTGTCGCTCCGGTTGGGCCTTGTGGTCCTGTTGCACCAGTAGCACCTGTGGCTCCCGTTGCGCCTGTAGAACCAGTTGCGCCAGTTCCGCCGCCACTATCCGTGCAGACATAAACGCCACCGCCAGTGTCTACGCAATTGCAATCCGCAATACAACGATTGTCAGTGCAATTAGGCCAACAAGATTCGCAGTCTGTGCAATCAAACTCAAGTTCTGGCATTATTGGGGATTCCTGTCAATTAGGCGGGCTAATAAACTTTTAATCTCGGAAATTTCAGTCTTCAGGTTATTTATCTCATTTTTTACAGAGTCTTCTTTTGCCTTGCGATTTTCTCGTTTTCTGTGGTATTCTTCAATCTCTGAACGATTGGTGAACAACAAGGCTCCACTTTCGGTGTCACGAACTATGGGTTCATTTTTAACTTTTAATCGGTCGGGTGTCATGTGGCTATCACTCTCATGGATTGAACAACTGGAACCACATTACCTAGCGAAGAATACATCACTAGTTTGATTGCAAAAGTTGAGAATTTATCCTTATCAGTCAACTCTAAGGTGTATCTGACTTCTTGGAATTCGCCTTCTGCCGTATTTGCATCGGTGGAAGCCGTCATCTTTTGATAACCACGAGTCTCGAAATAAGTGTTTGAATCCGACTCGTCAGGCAGGGTTCTAGCAAACACTTCAATTGAGGACGGGGTTGGATTGCTGATGGTTAGGAACACATCCAAACGAGTAGCCGGATAATCCAAATTTACTTTCTTGCTAATATAGCGAGACTTAGACCTTACCGAAGAGTCTACACTTCTGTTATCTGAACTAATTTCGCCGTTATCATTCTGAGAACCAACCTTGTTGTTGTTTACCAAATTCTCAACAGAAACTATGCAACCACGATCTATATCAATCATCGGAGACACATATTTGTTTTCTGTGCTCATGTAACAGAACACAGAGGTAAATTTAGTATTTGGATTCAAGTCGGTGGTATCTCTTCTATTGATATTCTTGTTTAGAAGAACATCTGTAGCACCACTAGGCTTCATAATACCTTCTTCTTGCACAGTTACCGAAGTTCCTGGTGGGGTTACAGCAGGAATTTGAAATCTTACGACCGCCGGGTTTATGAGCGAAGACCCATAATATGTGTTTGGAATGTTCGATAGACGAAGAACCGAAGTTCCTGAAGTTTCAAATTCACAGATGTTTAGAGCAAACTTCAAATCTTCATTATCAATCTTGGTTAGCGTATTCTGTCCCTGTGCAGAATAGAGAGAACCAACACCAGGCTGATTAGTTGAAGAATATATCGGTGAACTTTCACTAGAACGATATAAAGTGTCTCCAATCTTGGCTGTGTGAACCGAGAACTTATCACTGCTTGTTTTTAACGAGAAGCAGTATTCGTATCCTGGTGCCAGATATACAGGAGATGAGAATTTAAACTTGGTTTCGGAATCTGTCGCATAATCGCTAACAGTTATTGAGTTTGAATAAACTGTTGATGTCGCTAAAGGTAGAACTTTAGATGGGTGCGGATAGCCCCCGCTCATCGGTTTAATTGACATTGTAATTGGAACATTATAAGCCGAGTCAACCGTCTTAAACCACAAAGAAACGCTGTTTGCAAACACCCCATAAGGATATAAAACAGGATCAATATAGAAGGATTGTGATAATGGATCCACCTTTCCAACACTTGATGCAGAATTTGAAGTGTTCTTCGTGAACACATTAGATTCTATGTTTGGTGAATTTACGCTTACTCTGTAAGAAACTGGCTTACGAGTGCTAATTATACCTGCATCAAAATCCTTGGATTCGTTACTGCCGTCAGCATTAAAGATTTTATCTGCTGCGGTTGTGATTGCAGTTATATCGTTTGTGCTACTATCGCACAAGCGAATTAGTTTAGCACCAGTCTTTACTTTACCAGTTTCGTTTAACAGTATTGCATAATTGGTTGCAGTTGCCCCAACTCCAATTGAGCCCGAAGGAGATGTGGTTATTGAAGCAGCCGTAGCACCTATGTTGTAAACTCCTGCTGTAAATCCTGGAGTTACTTGGTAGATTGTAGATGGGGTTGTGCTGCCATCAACAAATGCCCAAACTTTGGTTGAGGGTTTCAATTCTTCAGCAACAATAAGTGTGTAGATGTTTCTTGCGTAAAAATCTACATCCTTGTTTGCTTTACTTCCCAACTTCTTGTTAACAATTGATTCTGGTGTTATTGACTTTGGTGACAAGATGCCAGAGAATCTAGCAAAATTTGCATTTACCGACATTTCATCGGTTTGCTTGTTAGCCAAAGTTTGACTTGTTTCGTCTGTATATGCTTTCCCGAACCAGTTTGTTTCCCAGTCATTCCATTGTGTTCCAAATCCTCCAATTTGACCGGGGCCTGTGCCTCCTTCAGCACCCAAACTTCCTCTTACAGAATACGACCAGTTATCGTTTTCTCCCGAAACATTAACACGAACAGATGGAGATTGTGTATCTGCCATCCAAAAGTCTGAATCAGGATAAGTTTTTAGTGAACCCATGAAGTTAAAGATGCCGTATGGGTTTACTTGACGAGAAGATGTTGCCAACGGTTGATTTACTCCAGCAACCTCATTGTTGATGCTGATAGTATAAATTCTATCAGCAGTAGGGCCTGGAAGGGCTGACGGTGAAATTAGAGAGGATGCTGGCAAACGAGTGTCGATATCCACTCTATAAATTTTGCTTCTAAATGCGGGGCGAAGCACGGTAGTTTCTGGATCAATTGCCGCATTAAACATCTTACTCTTAACATCTGCAATATTGTGACCACGGAAGGTGTCTACAAGAATTCCCTTCTTGGGAACAACATTACCGTCTACATCCTCTATAACAGTATTTTTTGCTTCTTGTTCTAGCAAATTCAAAGATGTGTAGTATTCTACAGCATCAATTCGCTTCTCTAAAATACCAATGTCTTCCATTGTGTAACGCTTGTTATTTTGAATTCTTACCGAAACATCATCCTTGGTGTTTGTATAAGGAGAATAATTCAAAGTGTAAAGCGTCATTGCATTAGCGTCATCTGGTGGTGTTGGAGCAGAAATATCAGCAATACCAGACACCAACTTGAATTCTTTGTTTCTTGTCAGAACAATCTTATCTGTTCTAGGTAAGTATCTCTTAACATTCAAATAATTTACGCTGTTGTCTGACGGCAAAATGTTTGGCATAAATGTGTCATCGGGCATTTTGTCTGGACGGAAATCTATTACATCAGAAAGTTTGTAGGACTTTCCTGTGTCAGGACTGCTGTATGATGGAATTTGCTCTAGCGGCAAGTTGTAAGAATTTACAGTAAACGGAGCGGAGGTTGCTCCGGCTACAGGACGAGCAAAGTAAAGCATATTCACGGTTAGTCCTGAAGTTATTCCACCAGGAACTGAGCCTGCGGTGTAACCAGGTGCTAGCACCAACTTAGACCAATCGTAATAGTTGTCTCGCTGCCCCGTATCCAAAACAAAGTAATTACTTACATCTCCTGAAGCACTCGTAATACCAGATACACTTACAACATCAACATATTTGTTTAGGTAAACAAATTGTCTTCCATTAAATGTGGAGCCTGTTGGGCCAACTTCGTATTCAATTGGGCCTGTTACTGTTATTGCGGAAGAAGTTAAGGTTTTTGCTCGGTAAAGATAACTACCACCTATCCCCTTTAGGGCAACTTCAAAGTTTACTGTTGCAGTTACCCCTGTTGGGCCAGCAGTTAGGTAAAGAACCCCATATGTGCTGCTATCGCCTTCAGCCAAAACATTAGAAACTGAATTGCCTGATAGACTTATAACAGAGAGTGTGTTATCTGGCGAGTAAACTCCTGAAGCGTAATCAAAATACGCTTTTGCTGGATCCGCACCAAAACCAATTGAACTTATAGAAATTTGAGCAGAACCTGTTGCACTAAATTCTACCTGTTTGCTCATTCTAACTTTATAGTCCACATCGCTTATGTCATAGGTTCCAATTCCTGCGGTGTGTGGATACAGTAAGGTATTGGTAAAGTCTTTTAGTTCCGAACCGCCTGTTGGAGAATAGGTTTCAAAGAGTTGTTGTCCTGTTCCAGTTTTACCAGGCACATAAAGACTCTTTGTGTCGGCAAATACGCTTGTCCCGCTCATTGAAACATCAAACAAATCTACACGCCAACGCTGACCTGTTGGGCCGCCCTTGAATTCGATGCCTCTAACCTTTGCTGTTCCGATAGGAGCATATGCTCCTGTTGATGATTTGTTTGAACCGAGAATAACGGTTGGGATTTTGTTTAAGTTAAATCCTGTTAATCCAAGGCTTGGGAAAGATGCATTTGGGTTTAGTTCCGCCAAAACATATGGACCAACAACAGAAGAGATGCGAGCATCTTCAAATTCTCGTGTGGCTCTAGCCTTGGGCAGATCAATTTTAGTTACGCCTTGTGTTTCAAATTCATAACCAAAAATATACGCTTTGCCTGCACCGATTTCAGCGACTAGTGTTGCTCCTGTTGCCCCATAAACTCCTTCGCTTATAGAGATTGAAAACGGATCAACAATATAGTTTCCAGATTCATCATAAGTTCTTCTCGCTAGTGTGTCTCCCAACACAGCATATGATGGATATTTTTCTTTCTTGATTGTTGTTCCATCAACAATTCTTATAAATTCAACAAAATCTCGTCTTGAAAAATTATCTGTTGAAGAAGTGTTGGTTGGATTAAACTGATATTGCGTTATAGTCATTCCAATCTTATAACGATCTGCGCCAGGAGCAGAGTAGTTATAGAATCCGAATGATGGATCCTTTAGAGTTTCGTCTTCTTCACTAGTAATAAATTCACGACTTACATTAAATCCAACCCGTGATGTTGGGTTATTGTAGAGGCGAACTTGAGATCCTGTAGATCCGGTTAGTGAATACGCTCCAATTGTTTGTAGATCGTTTGCAACAAAGAATCCATCAACATAACGAACTCCTGATCCAGCATTGATAAGAATTGCATTACCTAAAGCGTAACCAGTCAAACTTCCTGAAGTTACTCCAGAGATAACCATAGAAACGCTGCTTCCGTTTGGAGCAGTTCCGCCTACCGCTAATCCGTTTGAAAATGCTGTTCCGCCTGAAGTATACTCAAAGAATATGACAGGCATATTGTCTACCGTGCTTGACGACAGACCACTTTCTGCGTGAACGATTTTAGCGTTTGCTCTGCCTGATACTGTTAAAACTGATCCGATAGTGTCGGTTATACTCAAAGTTCCCGTTAATCCGGTAACACGAGCATATTTTACACGGTTTTCAACAACCTCTCCACCTAAAACAATTGATCCTTCTTCAAAAATATTGTCTCCAAATTTCGAGATTTGATTCTGAAGAATGGATTGAAGTTGTGTGAGTTCACGAGCCTGAATTGCATATCCCGGTCTAAACAACATTCTAAGAAACTTTTTGTTCTGATCGTAATCATCGTAATAAGGATCAACATTAAAGATGGTTGGATCGTATGTCATATGGTTTCCTTAGGCTCAGAACTGGAAGAGAACCTTGATTTCCTCTCTCTGTTCAATATTTCTCTTGATTGGTTGCGTATTCTGTATGTAGATAAGTTCACCGGAGCGATACAGGAGTTCTTCTTCGTGAACCACCGAGTTTACGAGACAATTTGCGGAACTTGACGCAGAATCTTTAAATTCTATCTGTGTTCCGGTGAATGTTCCTTTGACACCTGAAAGTCTCAAGGTTCCTGTTGTTGCTCCCACAGGGGAGAAAGACCACTCAACAACAAGTCCAGTTCCTTGGGTGGTTGCTCCTGTTATTCCCCGAACAGCAAAATCACTCGGGAAAGAAATTGTGGAGAATGGTTTAGCCTCAGTTGTAACAACCGTTAAAGTTGTGGTTTGATCGTATACTGAAACAGATTCTCGTGTAATTTCTCCAATATCCACAACTTTCGCTGTGGCTGAAACTCCTGTCGGGCCACCCAAAGTTGGGCGCATGTAGTAATCAGATTCCACCAAGTATTCAAACCGATTTGGATATTTTGTTGGATCTTCAACATATAGAGTTCCCAATGCATTATTGCCTGGAGCGGTTTCCCACTTATTGATTATTCCCGTGAAACGAGAATTTGAAATATTATTCTGTCTGTTACCGATAGAATTTACCCACAAGCCTGGACGGAAATCTGAGCCGTCCATTCGGAACTCTGCGCCCGAAGCACCTGAAGCAGGCGAAATCTTTAGACGAAGAATTTCGCGTCCTTCGGTTCCAGCAACTGTTCTGCGATTTATATCCAAGATTGTAAAGTTTCCGCTACTTGCTGCTCCTGTTGAAGAAGCAACAATTCCTCCACAAACAAATGCTCCTGATGTTATCGACTCAACAACAAGTTCGGATGTTCCGTTGTAACCACTAACCCCATCATTCCAAGAAACTATTCTTGCCGTTGCTGCGCTTAACCCTGTAGCACCATCAGCACCAGTTTTACCTTGTATTAGTGTTGCTCCACCTATAAAAGATCCAGACAAGCCCCATTGCTCTAGTCTAAATCTGGTTTGAGGTTTCTTTAATAGTGGGTTTTTTATAATACCAAATTGGCGGTAGTCATTATTAACAGATAGTTTTTTTCGTTCATCTTGACTAAAATCAATCACAACCATTAACGCGGCCGCGCCCAATTCTTTTATGGCATTACTTCCATGCCCGCCCGGAGGAGACAGAACAATATTTGCAACATCGTTAATGTTTCCTGTTCCTGTGAATCCTGCTGCAAAGGTTAATCCCTTTACAGATATAAAATTTGCTCTACTATATCCAGCACCAGTGTCAACCATTTCGAACGAATCAATCAAGGTCTGATTGTAAATGTTCGTTAGATTGCAGTTATCTCTAGAAGAAGTTACACCAGGCCCAAATTTAACGGTAATATCTGCCTCTTTAAATTTGTTTAGGTATGTTTCTCGTGAATTGCCGTCGCCTTCTATTCTGATGTTTGGAACAATCGAAAACTTGCTAGAGTTTGCAGACAAACCAACAGTTAGAGGCTCATCTAAAGTAATTGTTCCGTAGTTACCTATGGCGGTGTAATTGTAGGTTTTGATTACACGGCGTTGCCCTTCACCAGGACCAGAATCTACCGAGAAAACTAGATCGTTATAAAAGTCATTTAGACCAATCAGATAAGGACTGTAAATTCTTATTGATCCTGTATATCCGTTTGAATAGTTTTGAGAAATTGAGTTAGAATTGTTTGGAGTTACACAATTTACAGCGGTTAGATATGGTCTATATTCTGCTCGAAGTTCTGTGAAAGCAATTTCTCCATCAATAGCACTTTGTTGAACATTCCATTGCAGTGATCGTTCTTCATCAACTAGGCGAAGATAATCCACATACTCAACCGGAATGTATCCTTGAACTACAACTCTTTGAAATGCTGCGGTTGAACTTGAAGTTTCATCGTATACAGTCTTTGTGATAAACTTTCTTTTGCTCTCTGGAATCATATACATGAATTTCCAGCGATATCCATCAGAAAGTTTACGAATTTCAGGATCAGTGTGTGTTGGTGCAACTGTAGATGCAGAGTTGTAATAGTTGTCTATGCACTTATAGACTCGCGTTTCATCAACAACCACATAAAATCTAACAGGATTTATTGGATCAAAAACATCAGAATCATAGCGATAAGGCTCGTAAACAGATCCCAATTTCCAATCAAATCTTGGTATCACTAAAGAGGCGTTATCTTGGGTTAGCCGCTTTACAGCAACAACATTTTCCCAAAATTCAGTTTCTGTATCATCTGTATCGTTTGATAATGGAACAGAACTAGCATATGAGCCTGATGCTCCATTAGAAATTTCTTCAGTTTTCCAAGGATTTACTCTACCTATACTTAAGAAATAATTATTTTCGGATGAAATTGAAAGATCCGAAAGCACCATTTCTGAAAGGTGTCTTCTAAAATTTTGCCGTATTGGTGAACAGGATGATGACATATTACCTATTATCTATATTAGGTTAATTGGTAATTAAATTCCTTGACGGTTTCGCTGCCTGGAATAATGGCATTTGAAACATTTCGGAAGTATAGTTTAAGTCGATATACGCAATTTGTGTTTGGATACTGATTTCCTCTCCAACTAAATGGACTTCCTACGGTTCCTCTACCCAAAGTTATTGCACCAGGCTCGCTGTTCGGATTGTCGGGATTTACGAACGGATATAGGATGTTTATGCTGTTGGCAGAGGTTGGGAAAGGTCCCACCGAAGCCATCTGATATTCCTTGCCGGTTTCATCCACCACAGACAAATCTGCCCAAAGACTTATTGCCGAGTAATACGAGAGGTATAGCAAGGTTGAAAGACCTGTCAATTCACCCGAAGAAATCAGAACACCATCAAGTTGAATGTTCATGGATCGGCTACCAGGTTCACTATCAACCACATATTGGGTATCTGTGCTCCAATCTGGCGTGTTTACTGGCTTTCCGTTCAGGGCAATCACCTTAACTTGAGGAACAGGAGGAGCCAAAACTTCTTGATTTTTACAATTAAATTCAGGACCAACTGGCATTTCTAGGAATGAACGAAGAGTTATCTTTCTGAATTCTGAATAATCTACTCTAGAACCCGGAGTTGTTAGTGCGAGTATTGGGCCGCTATCTCCAGTTTCTCCTGAGGTCGAGCCGGTTTGACCCAATTCACAGTTACAAGTTTCAACACAATATATGTGATTTAGTCTGTAGTCAGCAGAACAATCTATAGGCAGACATTGCCCGCAATTTTCATATGCTTGTTCTGTTGGGCAATCAACACAAGAAGCACATCCTTGTCCAACACAACCGTTTGCAACACAAACAGAGCAATCAATAGAAGGGACACATTCGCAATCTCTACAGAAACCATAATTTATGCTATACTGATTATCACAATCGGATGGTGTGCATTGCGAACAGTCTGTATAAGAAATTTCACAACCACAATCAATACAGAATTGGTGATTTATAGAAGTTGAATTATCACAATCTCCTTGTAGACACTGATTGCAATTTGTATATCTTGCAGGGCCGTCATATATACACTCTTCACATTCTGTTCTGCAACGAACACCGTTGCAATCATTTTGAACACATTCATCACAAAGAACTGTTGTTGGCACACAACCACAAGTGTTTCGGCAGAATTTTGTGTTAACTGTTATTGCATCGCAATCTAGTTGAGTGCATTGATTGCAATTGGTGTAACTTGTTCCACAACCACATTCAAGACAGAAAGCATAATTTCTAGTTCCAGGAGTGCAATCAGCCGGAGTGCAGTCTGAACACTTGGTATATTTCTTGCAACCTGTGCAATTATGACAACCCGAGCATCCTTGGCAATCATAACTTCCCGTAATTGTAAAACATTCAAATATTGGTGAGCAGCATTCACAGCCTGTGCATCCAGAACTCGTTTGACCTGGAGGTGGGCAACCTGTGCAACTGTGACAGCCCGAGCATCCTGCACAATCGTATAGACCACTAACAATATTATAACAAGGCAATCCTTCCCAAGTGCTGCATGCTCCACAACCAGTTGGGCCAGCAGACGCTCCTGTTAACGAGCAGCCCGTGCAACCGCCAAATCCTGAGCAACCAAGACAATCGTAAATTCCTAAGAAAGTGTTCCAACAAGCAAATCCATTGGCTGTAGTTCCACAGCATAGAGCACCAGAGCAGGTTGGACCTGTTACAGGGCAACCTGTGCATTGCCAACAACCTGAGCAACCTTCACAGTCATACGCTGTTGGTATGTTCATTGTGTAGCAAGGATTTACTTCAGAACAACGAGCGCATCCTGTGGCTGGTGCTGTTATTCCACAACCCGTGAAACCAAAGCAACCCGAGCATCCTTCACAATCCTTCAATCCTGTTATACGATTGAATCCGCCAGTCATGCAACAATCGCATCCAACACATCCACCTGTTACAGGACATCCTGTGCATGAGAAGCACCCCGAGCATCCCTCGCAGTCATATAGACCTGTTACAATGTTGTAGCAACCGCCTGTTACGCTTGTTGAGCAGCATCCGCAGCCTGTGCAAGAAGTTGCTCCTGTGATAGAGCAGCCTATACATCCGTGGCAGCCAGAGCATCCTTGGCAATCGTAAATACCTTCAACAGTAAAACACGGGAAATCTACACTACAAAGAGCGCAGCCAGTAAGTGCTCCGGTAACTCCGCATCCTGTGCAAGAGAAGCAGCCAGAGCATCCTTGGCAATCATAAATGCCCGTTACAATATTAAAACATGGGCCTGTTGTGCTTGAAGAACAGCAGCCGCAACCTGTGCATGAAGTTGCTCCTGTAATTCCGCATCCTGTGCATCCCCAACATCCTGAACATCCTTGACAATCGTAAATGCCTTCAATAGTAAAACAAGTATTAAATTGACTGCAAAGATCACACCCCGTGAGCGGTGCGGTAATGCCGCATCCTGTGCAACCATTATAACCAGAACAACCAACACAATCATAAAGTCCTGTTACAAGATTATAGCAAAGATTACCACTTGCTACTGTTCCGCAACAAGCCGTTCCTCCTGCTCCTGTGCAACCAGTTGAGCCACTTGTTCCGGTTCCGCCGCTAATTCCGCATCCTGTGCAACTCCAGCATCCTGAACATCCTTCACAGTCATAAAGTCCTGTTACCATATTGAAGCAAGTAGCCACAGGATCACAAACTGCACAAGGATTGGTTGGTATAGTTGTGCATCCTGTGCAACCAAAACAACCAGAGCAACCGTCGCAATCGTAAATACCGTCTAGTTTCCAACAAGGAAGATCTGACCGACAAAGATTGCATCCCGAAACTCCTGTTGGGCCCTGAGGACATCCTGTGCAACTATAGCATCCTGAACATCCTTCGCAGTCGTAGAGTCCTGTTACTATGCTAAAACATGGTGTTGTCTGATTGCATGAATCGCATGGGTTTGCTGGTATACTTGTGCATCCTTGACAACCAAAGCAGCCCGAGCAACCTTCACAATCGTAAATTCCTGCAAGAGTAAAACAAGGAAGATCTGATCGGCAAAGATTGCATCCTGATATTCCTGTTGGGCCTCGAGGACATCCTGTGCAACCAAAGCAACCTGAGCAACCCACACAATCGTAAATACCGTCAACAGTATGGCAAAGGTTTACAGAACTGCATAGAGCACATCCTGTTGCAGGAGCAGTTATTCCACATCCTGTGCAACCAAAGCAACCTGAGCATCCTTCGCAATCAAGCAGTCCTGTCATTATGTTTAGACACGGGATACCAGGATGGCATGAATCGCAAGGATCTTGAGGGACAGATGGGCATCCAGTGCATCCACCAAATCCTGAGCAGCCTTCACAATCATAGACTCCAATAAATGTGTTCCAACATTGATTTCCACCAGTGATTGTTCCACAACAATTTGCGCCACTACATGTTGGGCCTGTTGCTGGACATCCTGTGCAGCCTGGACAACCCGAGCATCCCGCACAATCGTATAGACCGCCTAGTGTGAAGCAACCAAACTGGCAACAATCGCAGCCTGTGCATGCTGTTGGGCCAGGATCTCCACCAAAAATATAAGCCCTGTCAATAGGGTCGTAAACCACGGGAACATAACCCATATCAATCAACTTTTTGATTTCTGCACCGCGAGCAACATCTCTTTCGTGCGCTCGTGTTGGATCTCCACCAAATCCTCGTAAAGCAGGATCGTTTGATGAATACCAATTGCAACCAACCCAAGTTTCGTGATCTGGCGAAAGATAATTTGCTATTCCAAAAGATGAATCGACAATTTTATTTTTACTGCTATTATCAAACAGATCAATAAATGTTGGATCTCTTCTGTGCAGATAATCCGCATTTCTAGCCTCTGTAATATACTTGATTGTTCCTTCATACTTACCCAAATAAGTGTCTCTATGAATTTGTGCTTTTTCTGGAGACACTTCATTTGGAGCATTGCTTGGATGCCAAGCATCCAGACCTATCATTCCTTTGTTAACTCCTCTAGAATTAACGGTCATGTTTGCAACTTTGTCTAATTGGCTTTCAAGCAAGGCTTCATCAAAAACTGAACTACCAAACGGATAAAGTGCTCCACCAAAACCAGTTTGATGCTTTAGCGCATTGCCAAACCAAAATCCTACTCGTTTATCGTCATCAAGCGCATCTATCATGTTCTTGAATAAAGTCAATCCAGCATCCATGTTGTTTTGGATTGAGAATGTTGCGCCAGATGGAGTTATCCAAATTCTGTCAGGCTCATCCCAATGAGAAATAGTTCTGGTTACATAATTTCCGTTAACTCCCGCGCCACTAGCCGCCCAAATCATAACACGATCCCAACCTCGGGTTTCTATTTGATCTTTAACATAATTGACAGGACCAGACATACCAACAACATTAGGATACCCACCAGATTGAAGATATTTTGTGGTTTCTTTATTCCAACCATAAGCATTTGCTGTTGGACTCGAAATATCAACCTGATCTTCGTAAGCCAAAACTACACCACGGACAGGTCTATAGTCTGGTATATACGCTTGCGGATAATAAGTATCAAGATAATTTCGATAACTAGACAGAGTTTCAAAAGTAGCAGCATCCAAAAGAATATTTGGTGCTCCTGGATCTACTACTTGTTGTTCGTTGCCTCCAACTTCCTCAAAGCCTATATCAACAGTTCTATTTCTATCGTTAGAAACTAGCCCTGCTAATATGTTAACATCACTTCTAGGCAGTTTATTAAACTTATAAACTACTTTAAATACTCTTGTTTCACCTGGTGCTAGTTTGGCTGTGCTACCCATCTATTAAACCTTTATATTGTTGTGCCTGTTGCCGAACCCACTCCATTGAAATCCCAAACGCCAGAAGATCCTCTAACAAGCCTTGCAGAGCCAGGAATTTTAAAAGAAACGCTTCCATATTGTCCCCAACTAGGAAAACTTTGTTGTTTAACATACTGTCCTGTGGCATCGCTCGCTATAACCAAACCTGAATTTTCACTAGTAATTATACTGTAAGTTGGCCCCGTAACATCAAGTGCTTCAATTTTATATCCCTGTGCAGGTAGCCCCGCCGGATCAATTAGAAGTGTATAGTTATTTAATCCTGTTGCTCCTGAAAAAGTTGTTACTGTGTTAAAATAACTTCGTGTTTCAAGATTTATTATATCGTTGATAGAACCTGTTACAGATACATTTCCTGTTATAGACTTTGTTCCAACCTTGAGTGTTGACCCGTCTACAAGATATAACCACTGATTGTTGCCTGTTGGAGAAGCAGTTTCTGTTAAATGACCAAAGGAACCCATAAAATTTATACGACCATCAACTAGAGAATTACTAGTCAACGATTCTCCCGACATTATGGTATCGGTTCTTCCGTTGGTCAATACTACTTTAAACGCCACAACATCAGTGCTTGTTCCTGTTAGAGACGATACGCTTTGAACTTTAGCGGTTCCTGTTTTATTGATTGGGTGATGAACTGCAATGTAAACACTTTCTGAGGCATCTCTTCTAGCACATACAAAAGGTGCATTTCCTACTATACGCATTGCTGGAGCCTGCGCTTCTATAACATTTGTTGCGGTTGCTCCTAAAACATAACTGTTAAGTATCCATTTTTCCGAGGCTAGTGTTGGAGTAAATACCACAGACCATCCAGAATCGGTTGTTGCGCCTTTAACTCTATCTGGTTTGTCCAATCCCTCTGTTGAAGTTCCAGAGGTATACAATTTACCAGAATAAGTTTCCATGCTCGGAGAAATAGTAAAAGCCGCTGTATGTGGTTGATGCAAACAACTATGCAACATATAATCGTATGAGGTTCCACCTTTTATTCTGAATATGTCAGCAACATAACAATCATTATCATCAATTTTTACAAGAGCAACAGTTCTACGATATTTTGTTATACCCGAAACAACACCATCATACGCTGATGGGCCGTCTGCTTCTATAACTTTAACAGAATCAAATTCGGTGTTAAATAAACGCAATTTACCGTGATCTGTTGCTGCCTGACTTAAAGTCCATCTCCACTGCCAGTCAGGAGTTTCTTTAATTGCGTCTAAAGGACTTGTTGTTGAAAGTCTTCTGTTGTTTACAAAAGTTCCTGTAGGAAATTGATTTATTTTGTTTACAGTTACAGTAACATGTGCTGGTGTGGATGTGTTCCATTCTCTAGTTGTGTTACCAACCCCCCTATATTCAGTTTCACTAATAACTTCTTGACCCTTCGACCAAACATTCAAATTTAAAGTGTCTCTATGAGAATGTGAAGAATATGGGCCATAATGAAGTGTAACCATTGTTTCATTTCCAGTTCCACCCAAACATAAAGTTCCTTGTCCAACAGAACCAAATAGTCTTGAGGATGCTGGTGTTAATCTAGGAGGAACTGGATTTGATGCAGAAGTTCTCGAACTTAAATGATCCGGAATATTGTAAATACTGTCTCCAACCGCGATATTATATCCATTTGGAAATCTATAACTGCTTACTGAACTTGCTAAATCATAGTATGTTTTCATCAAGTTACTAATGCTTTCCCCATCATATCTTTTTCCGTCTACAGAATTTGTGTAATATTGTAAATCGGTATAAGACAAAGGAAAATCATCAGATAGCCATTTTAAACCACCCAACAAATCTCCGTGATATGCGGGAGCACCCTCATACCACCAACCATCTCGATAAAACATATTTCGATACAAATTTTTTAGGTGGCGAATTCCCTCGTGAAGATAATCGTAATCTGGCAAAAGCAAACCAAAATGTATTTTGCCTCTTATTGTAAAAGCGTCTTGGTTACTATAATCGGGCTGATTATTGTATCCTTCTTCTCTCCATTTTATGACATTTTTAAAACGCTCAAACATTGTTAACATCTTGCTTTTTTCTGCGAGACAAGAAGGATGATCTCGTATTAAAACCCATGCTTCAAGCAAAGGTAAAGCCAGAACAAGATCTTCGTATATCCATTTGCCCCATATGCCCGCTGAATATTCGCTTTGGTAAGAGGCTTTAACTAAAGGATTGTTTGCTGTCCTGTTTGCGTATGTTTCATAATATGGATTCCATATAGGCCACGATAAAATTTTTACAGCAAATTCATTTAAAAGAATACTTGCTGCAATCACCGAATCATCACTATGGGGATTTAAATATCCTAGTTGAGCAAAATGCAAGCATGCATCTTTTATATCAGAATTTATAGAGTCTTTACTACCATCATTAGTAATTTGATTTGCTAATAATGATGCTGAAAATCCGGTATATTTTAAATAATCTTTGGCTGTTAAAGCGGCTGACGCCATTCTAACTGCTTCTGTTTTATAGGTGTTATCAGTTTTTCCGCTGTTAAACCATTTTGCTATAAACGCAGCAAGTTCACGATCATATCTACGAACATAAAGTCGTCTTTCCGATTCCACACTTAGATAATAATTTTCTAGTTGAGTAGGCATGTTTTATTAACCTGACAATCCTTTAATGTAGTTATATCGTCCAGACAACCATGTAGAATCTCCTGAATCTGAATTTCTTGAAGAATAAGGTTGTGCTGGATCTGCTGACGGGAACAATTGAGATTCTGCAACTGTAGCAAATTGGAAACCGTATTTATCGGTATAGGCTTTATACCTAGAATTTATAGGTGTTCCGGTGTTCAATCGTATAAACAAAGTCTTACTTAGCGGATCGTAATTGCTCTTTTGAATTGCTGTGCAGTTTGCTCCTGTTAGTAACCAAACACCAACTTCCGCTGAACCTAACTGATATTTTTCTCCATAGAGATCAATAATGCTAACCAAATTTCTATTAACAGAGACTCGGAACAAGTTTTGATTGTTATTGTTTGTTTTGCAGCCACTTACTAAAAATTCTGTATTATAAACAAATCTTTCATTAGAAGAACTTAAAGTGTCAACCACCTGTTGATTAGTCATATTGTTAAAATCGTTTAAAGTGTCGTGCATATACTTGTCATCGTTTTGCGTAGTAGATGAAGGGTTCCAATAAAGTATTAATTCTGGATTATGTAAAAGCGTATGAAACACATTTTCTCGCCAGTATTGATCGTGTAGTGAAACATCCCCGCCAAATGCTGGCATTCCAGAATATCCGTAATTTTTAACACTAGCAATCCAAGGCTGCAAAGATTTATTTTTTGCTTCTGCAATTCGATTTCTATCTACTGCTCTCAAGTGCTGCTGATCCACTAAAAGCGCATTCCAAGGGGTGGCTCCAAACGGCTTGGTGGTTCCTGGTTTATATTCAAGAATTTTTTGATCTGGTGTGTATACTTCATATACGGTTGCAAGAGAGCCAGTTCCAATTTCTCCATACAAATGTGGAGAAACTGCATTTCCAACATCCATATTGTAGTATGCTCTATGACCATTAGATTCACTAACATAATCGCTTCTTTGAATTATACTGTTATCCCAATTAGTTATTTTGGCAGACGGGTATAGAGTTTTTATCGGTGGAGAGAAAAACTCGTTTACATAATAGTTGCCCATTCCCATCATTACAGAATTCCACAATTTATATAACCCTTCTTCAGGGCCAGCACCGGTCACAGTTAGTTGTGCGGCAAAATTGCTAAACTGTCCTGCGGTATATCCACTACTAATTTTTAACTGTTGCTTCAAACTACCACGAATTGGTGCATTTCCTGCGGTTAAACTGTCTGCACGAGGATCATTCAGAATGTAATTCATATGACGAATCATCTTAGATGAAGTTCCATCTGAAACTTCTTTTCGCATGTAATTTGACCATATCGAGCAAACATTTTCTGCACCATCAGTATCAAGAATAAAGTATTGCGCGGAGCCACCTACAGCAGAGAATCCTGTCAACCAAGAATTCCATGCTTGTTTGTATCTTGCTGTTGTATTGTCTAACCAAGGAGAAATATATCTTTGAGTTCCAGCATATGCAGGAGAATAAGTCTTACCTTCAGTTTCTCTTGGATCGTTTATATCTTCTTCTATAAAGTTGCCGCTACTGTTACGACAAGCATCGCCTGTCATATAAGTGTTTGATAGAGTTAGTCCTGTGCTTCTCCACCAATCGTCCACAGCAAAAGTGTTGAACGGGAACGGCATTATTGCTCGTTTTTGTGGGGGAACAGAGTCTAAGAAAGTTTTTGCTGAAGCCGCTGAGGATAAAGTTACATCTAGTGCGGGATTAGGAGAAACCCTTCCCGTTAATCTGAATGCTGTGGTTATATGAGTTGATCCTGTTGGGCCGTTATTATATGTTGGAGTGCTCCACGAAGAAGCCCATTTTGAGGTTGTTGTTGTTTCTGAAGGTGCTACTTTATCGTAAACTTCAGAATCACGAACCACAACCGACTCGGTTCCTCCCAACACAACAGACGGATAATCTTGCGGAGGTGTAACAACAAGACTCACATCATTTCCGTAAACTTCAGGTCTCCATTCCATAAGTGAAGCACTAACAGCAAAATTATTGTCTATGCAACAATCGCCTTCAAATTTTGTTCTTGCCAAGTGAACTGGAGAATACGCAACATTTGGATAATTAACGCTGTATATCGGATAATTTCTATCGTATTCTCTGAATGCACCAATACCTCCTGTGGGGCCATATACACGAGTATCGTAATACTCCACTTTATCTCCCAAGTTTAAAGGAGGAACATCAGGCCACTCCATATCCTTTTCAACACTACAAGTATTTGTGTAGGTGTATGTGATTTCCATAGTTGCGTCGGTATTATTAGTTACCACGGATATGTTGGGCTTAACAGAGGAATCTGAGCAATTTAAAGTTCCAGGTTTTTCGGGCTTCCAACTATTAATAATAATTCTGTCTCCAGGCCCGTAAGCAAACCACGAATTGGTTATAGCATTAAATTCAAACCCAAAATCTGTAGTTCTTACTGGATTATATAAATTATCCCAGTAATCAACTGCGGCTTGTATTTGATCTTGACTAATTCTGTCTATCAACGCAAAAACTGTGTCAATCTCTCCTCTTGTGCTGCGTCTAAAATCACCAGTAACATAACTTGTTGCAACCAATTCAAAGGTTGCGCCTCTTGCTCCAAAACTTATAATGTCTCCAGGAAATCCTAGATTGGTAAATTTTGGTCTTTGATTAAATGTGCTTGGATCGTTTTGTGCTCCCATTGATATAATGCTTGCTGGCCCAAACGGATTACTTGCATCTGTTGCGCCGCAGCAATGTCTTGTGTGGGGGCCGGTTATTCCAATGTTTGAAACTCCGTTTCCGCTAGTAACACCATGAGTAATGCCATCAACTAGAGTTGAACCATAGTGAGGATAACCACTCGGAATACCAGTTGGATAACCTGGAACATTACTCCAAATAACTGAGTCTTGTCTTGGATCTGAGGTATAAAATGGTTGTCCAACAAAAAAGAAGGGTTCAACAACAACTTCTGCCGTTGTTGCGTCTAGATCTCTAACCGATTTAACATAACCTATTCGATCTGCGGTATTCCATCCCCTATCTTTATAAGATCTGCCGTCAGGATAAGAGAAAATAGTTGAGGAGCCGGTTAGGGAATTAAACAGCGGATTTGAAATTATATCACCGGTTATGCCAAGCCCGTCTCTTTGTCTGATAGGTCTGTATGTGCCAGTAGGATTGGATGGGCTTGTTACACCAGTATCAAATTTAACACCTCTATAGTTGAATGCAAAAGTTGTGCCTGGAGCCATACCCATTGGAAGCGTGTGTGTTCCATCAGCAGAAGTTTTTCTTACATGAAACACATAACCTTTTAACCGCGACGAATCTGGTAGATCAGTTCCAGGTTGGAACCATGTTGGGAATTTATCCTTTAAATATCCGTATTTGTGTGGCTTATCAAAAACATATTGAGAAGCAGTTTGTCCTGTCATTCCATCCAAATATGCTTGATACGCAAGCAAGTTTTGACGGAAGTGATATAGAGTTGAATTTACTTCTAAACGCTGACAACCACTTCCATCGGCTGCTTGTGCGGTGGGCCAACCTGGAGCACGATTTCCGCCCCACCAAGGATTGTTTCCGTATCCTCCACCAGCAACCAACCAAGAAACTCTCGGCTTACCGTTACTTCCTATAACATTAGGGCCAGTTGGTGCGTGCGGTCTTAATGCTTCTCCTCCGCAAAAATCCCAATACGATTCCCAACCGTAAGCAATAGTTGTGGGTTCCAACTGCCAATTTACAACATTGCCGTCTGCATCTTTAACTTCAACCTGTCTAGGATTTTTTAATCCTAACGCCAAGCCTTGTTTTGCAACATATGTTTCATCTCCCGTCCAAATATAAAACCCATTAACAGAGCCTTTTTCGTTGCCGCTTAGACTTGGAGCAATATAATTGTCAACAAACTCTTGCGGTGTAAGTAAAGATGAATCTTGAATTGATGGTGCTTTAGGGCCAAATCCGCCAGAGCCTGTGAATACCGTGTAATACTTGTTTGATATGAACGGTATTATTAGTTTATCGTCGTAACCAAGTTCGTCTCGTAGTTCTTTTCTAATTTTTACGAGTTCATTAATTGTTAAAGCCTGTAATGATCTTTCTTCTTGTAAATTTTCGGTTGCTATGTAGAATGAAGGCATCCAAACTTGCACATTTCGGCAGTAGTTATACCATTTTTCTCTCCAAAGTTTTATTGCATGATTTCTGGATGCTATGTTTCCACCACCACCCAGACTTACAATATGAGTGTTATTAACTTTTCTTGATTCTGGTTCTCTAGTATCCAAAACTGTTCTACCATCCCAACGACAGTCTGGACAAGTTGCAGACGGCAAATAACTTCTATATTTGTCTCCTATATTACCACCAGCAACCGCTTGAGTTTGGGGAGTAACTGGAAGTTCTTCATATTTTGAACTTTGAGCATTAGCACTAAATCCGCCGTGTTTTGTGTAAACCGGAATATAATTTGGAAGAGAACTTGGATGCCCGTAATTGCCAAAATTAATATTAGGATAGATGTCTCGCAATCCAGGAAACCGCTTCCCGTCTGCTCCTGTTCCGCCTACAAATTGAGGAACAAAAATTTTGTTGATAATAAAATTACCTACGGAATTCGGATCTTCTATATCCTCAATACCTATACTTCGTGCTAAAAGAGAGTCCCAACTTTCAGTATTCATTGATATAAATCCGAAATCGCCTGGAAAGTATCGAGAATCTCCGTAACGATAGCCTGCTCCGCCAGAAGTTCCGTTCCAATCCATAGCAACATCACCAGAAAGACTTCTAGCAAACTTATCCATTGCTGCCCAAGAAGTGTTTGTTAACCCGTTGATGCCTCTATGACCAGTTTCAACCTCTGGCCCACCAGGAACAAGTCGAACTTTAGTTTTATATAAAGTTTGATACATGTTATCCCACGAAGTAAAGGAATTAAACTTAGCAATCGGTGCGGGAGTGGCACTTTTTGCGTTCAGTGTTTGAACGCTGGTGTCATTTCCTTTATTAAGATCAGCGTCGCTTAAAGTGGGAACATTTTCTGAAAAAGAAGTTTCATCTATTGAAACAAATTGTCCTGTATCCGAAACAACTATTCCGTTGCTTACTGAGGCTTGTTTTGTTTGTAATGTTGGTTCATTTTTCTTATCTAAAGGAGAATTTAAACTTTTAGCATTTGTTGTGGTTATTGCCTCAAGGTTTTTAAGTCCTTCATATGTGAAAACATTCTCGATATAAATCTGAGGTAAAAATTTGCTACTAGTTAAAGAACTTTTAAGTGTGGTTAAACTAGAAGTTTCTGGTGGTTGAGGTTCATAATAAACTTGAGTATATGGTTTAACTGGATTGTAATTCAGAGTTACATATCGCTCACCTGAAGTGAATCCTGTCGCCCAATCTGTTCGGTTTGCGGTGCTACCCTCTGTCCACTCTGCCCAATAGCCAGTATAACCGCTATTATTAGAAGAAATTCCAAAAGGAAACTCTCTGCCTGCTCCCAAATCATTCAAGAATTCGTTTTTTAGATCATAAGGAATTCTAGCCGTAACAGAACCGCGAATTTTGCGATTCGGGTGCTGATACACAATCCAGAAAGGATCTGCGTTTTGGAAGTTTGCTGTTCTTAGAGCAACTAGTGGATTTTGAAATGCTCGGTTAAATGATACAGGATTGCCGATGGAATTTAGATATTCTTTGCTGCTTATTCCTTCCAATCCTGCCAACGCAACATCACCGAAATCTATTATCCCGTTTTCATCAAGATCATTTCTTATAATAGCATCATGCTGCGTTGGATCATAGCCTGCAAGTAATCCTGTGTTTGGATCGGTAAACCAGTTTGAAAGATCGTCGTAAGTTTTGAATGTATACGGTGCGTAATGCCCGATTATTGGCACTTCGTATTCCACCAAAGATGTGCTGTTTTGCAAGTCTGCTACAGCACACCGCTTAATCTGAACTTTACCGAAGAACGCAAGACCTGCTGGATTTAGAAGTCTCTTTAGAACATCGCGGTAACGATCAACAGTAACTTCGCTTAAAATAACATATGAAAAATTTTGATAGTAATGATTATCTTGAATTACTTTATTGGTGCTTAATCTGCCGTCATTATTAGCATAGTAGCCTTGATATTCCGCCATTCCACTAACAGTAACAGAACCAATAAATCCGGTTCCTGCTTCAGATTCAATTCTTATTGTTGGTGCAACTTTATAGTTTACGCCGTAATTGTCAATAAGAATTTTTCGAATTCTGCCAGAAGCATCAACTTCGGCAACACGAGCAGTCGCTTTAACGCCAGTATCTCCTTCAGCAGGCGTAAACACAACACGATCTCCGGCTTTATATCCACTTCCGCCATTTGTTATCGTTAGTTTTCCAATAACAGAGAAAACTCGATTTTCTCTACGCAAAACGCCAGTTTTATCTGTAAATTCTATTCCGTCATACCCTGATGCAAATTGTCCATTTACTCCACCCAAAAACAGTTCAGCAATATCATTAGTTCCAACTCGATATGTGCTGACTTCAATTACTCGACCACTTGCAGTGATATCTCCGTTTGTATCTCTTTGAACTACTGTTGCACCAACAGAATCAAAAATAGTATTTCCTATATTATTGCTGACTTTTATAGAGCGACGAACAACCCACTTTCCGTCTGAAAGTTTCATAATATCATTTTTAGGATAGTAGAATTCTACGGAAGTGTCGAACAAAATTCTAAACAAGAAGTCGTATGTTTTCTCAGTTCCTTTTGCTCGGTAAAATCCTTTGATGTTCTTCATCAATTTTACAGGATCCACAGGCTTTTTAGTTGTTTCTGATACTGCTAGTTTTTCTGGAAACCCAAGAAGATATTCATTCTTAAAATACGAAATAAACTCTTCTAGCGTAGTATCAACATCAATAACGCTAGCAAGTTTCTTAGGTGAACGAAGGTAAGTGTTATCAGAATCTAACCACTCGTAGTAAGCCGTAAGAAAAGCAACCAGAGTTGGATGGTCAACCCTTACAAATTCTGGTAATTGTCCTGCTATGAATGGTGATGTAGGATTAAAGTTTTTGTCTGTCATGTCTCATGTCAATAGGGAAATGGTGCGCCAGTTTGTTCGTTAATAGTAGCAATTGAATCAAGTTCCACATTAAAATTTGATTTGCTATAATCCAAAACTATAATTTGGTTACGCAAAGACTGTATATCGGATTTTTGGGGAATAACGGTTATTTTTATTTCAGAATCGGTTCTTGGTTCAATATATTGCGGATTAAAGTTATTTAGTGTGATGATACCAGTATTATAATTTATCTTTCCTATTTTGGTGTTGATATACACCTTGGTGGTTCCTTCAATTTTATAAATTCTGATATTCCCGTAACCGTCGTCATCAAGATAAGCATCAACAACTGGCTTTACTACCGCTGCGTTTGTTTGATCTTGGTATCCAAAAGCAGATGAAGAGACAATAGGAGTAAATCCGTCTATAGGATGAAGTAAAGGATTATTGAAACGAATAGTGTATGGAGAAGGTTTGCCTAAAAATGGCTCAATTCTTTTTTGTAGGCGAACCGAAATATTGGTCCCCGCGATAGATTTATTTGAGTTGTCTACCAAAGAAGACAGTTTGGATGCCTTGAAATTTCTACCAAACTTGTCTAAATTTGCGGTTTCAAACGATTCAACCGTCAGTTTGATCTGAGCAGCAAGTCCTGCGGGACTTAAATTTGTTCTAGACGGATCATAAGCCGAAATTGAATCAATTTCCAGATAAATGTAATCAGGGTCAACAATTTCTGGTTGAATTGTAACTAGATTTCTTTTACCCAACACACTCTTTTGAATGGCTAGTTTTTCAAGAATTCCTATCTTGTTTCCATTTTTGGGCTTTATTGATATGAAAACTTTGCCGTATTGTGGAGGATCGTTTTCTTCTCCGCCCCACACAAAGAATGAATCTACACCTTCACTGAACTCTTTGACTAATATGGTTTTATAATCTTCAACTGTTACTGCTCGTTCTTGAGCCTGATAGTTTCTTGGTGCGTAATACTTGATTGATTCAATACTCTCTGGTAGAGTTCCCCCATAAGATACGGTTGGATTTCCGTCTGGATCTGAGATGGTGGATACGCCATACGATGGTGATCCGGTTGAATCGACCTTTTGAACATACGGTGCTAGCACTCCAGAAACATACGAGAAAGTTCTGCAATTGTTTGCAAGTTCGCCGTTCGTAAGAAGATACTCCACGCTTATCACATTTCCATTTTCTAGGGCTTTTCCTACTATTCCATCTCCGAAATAAATTTCAAAATTTCCATCTTCAGTTTCTTGCAAGAAATATACTAGCGAATTCGAGTTTAACCCGTTCACATCGGTGGCTTTATTCCATATGTTTATCAGTCCTGTTGTGTCTGTTACTGACTTTTGGATTCGGACTCTTAGAGTATCCACATCAATATTATTACTTGGAAGAATGAATCGTTGGGTTGGGTCAAAAGAATTTACAACAAAGGTGTATGTTCTGAGAGTTCCCTCATAAGCCTTAACATTCTTAACTGTAGCAATTCCACCAATCATATCCACTTTGTAATCATCCAAAACAACAAAGTTAAAGAAACGATTTCCTGGCAGGGTTGCTCGGAAAATATCACCTCGGTTAACAAAGGCATTACCTTTTCTTACACGATCCTCGACCGTTTCTCCATTGGTGTTTGTTATAGTTTGTGTTCCAAATTTAACATCCAAAAATATCTTGGAGGCTTTAACTGACCTTGGTGTATAACCTAGTTGTTTGGCAATAGAAACCGTGCTTGAACGAAGAGCGGACGAATCCAAAAAGGCTTCATTCGCAACCATGTTTGCGTAGAATGCCTGATAGTGTGTATTGTAGGCAAGAAGATCTAGTATAATGTTCATGCCTGATCCTTCAAAATCAAAATCTTTAAACTGATCTTGAGAACGAAGATAGGTTTTAAGGTTTGACTTTATTGCATCAAAGTCTAAGCCGTCAATTCTTAGGTTGGTGTTGCTCATCGTGTCCTCTCTAACAGTATATTGGTTTCCAAAACTTGGGGTCTATTTGCGATGGTAAACTTGATGTTTAAGGTAACTGAGTTTTTGTCGGGTTCCGCATAAAAACCAACTGCTAGATTGTTTACCCGAGGTTCATATTTTCGTATTAATTCTTCAATTTGTCCTTGCAATACACTATAAACAACGGGGCTAGGATTTTCAAATAATAAATCTTGAATACCTGAAGATACTTCAGGATGAAATGGCTTTTCGAATCTACGAAGCAAAATCAAATTTCTAAGACTTCTTTTAACCGCGTCTTCATTGATTTTGATGGTTACATCTCGATCAATATAATTTGGCTGAAAGTTCAGGTCTAAATCAATGAAATAGTTTTTACTTGCCATTGTTTTTCCTTAACATTTCTAGTTCTATAAAAGAACGATATTGTTCCATTAGTCGTTTAGCATCATCTGGATCATCAGGCAACATCATTATGTCATTCCATTCTAATCGTATAAATCCAACATACAGTTCACCTTTTCGTATTGGCAGAACAGAGAACGCCTGAATGTTTTTTGAATCATTATAAGTTTTTAAAGCACTTTCAACAGGCAGAGATCTGGTGAATCTTATCTTTGAATCATTTTGCTTTAGCATTTGAATCATATCACTAAACAAGGTGGTTAAAACTGCTTGAAGAAACGGATACTCCATTGATACGCCAGGATTGCAAGTTTCGTGCGTAACACTAAACCGCTTCATTGGAGATCCCTCCAAGAATTTTCCTCCGTTATGAAACTGCGCGATTTGTGCTCGATCTGCGCTCATTTGAATTCTTAAAGACACCAACATATCGTAAATGTTGTTGTGTTTAATTTCGCTAGGAGACACTACATCAAGATTTTCTTCTTCAGTTTTCATTTTGGCATACTTATTTTTAATGTAGGTTACACCCATCATTATGCCACCCATAACGGCAGCAATGCCTACACCCACATTTGTCCAAAATTCTAAATTTACCGCTGAAAGAATCACTACTTTACCCTCCTCCACAGTAAACATTACTGCTTCCTCTTGCCATTGCGGAACCACAACCCACAGGGTCGCCTATACGCATTCCCTGACGACTATTCACAAAAACTTGAGAAGATCCTTTTACACTGATGGAAATATGAATGGGATGATCGTCATCGCATCCGTGGGCATGGGGCCCTAATCCATCGTATTGACGATGCCAACCTTTGCTGTTTACAAATACATTGTTCGACCAAGCGATAACTTGGCGTGGTGGGTGGCAATCGTGCCCGCTACAAATATCCCCTCGTGTGCTTACTCCAGGCATTAGTCGAAATATCCTCTCCTTTTCATACCCAAAAGGTATTCTCGGTTTGTAACGGGTTTCCCGTCTAAAAAGAATTGATTATCAATATTTAGGATCAAACGATCACGATCCGAAGACCAGTTGTTTGTTATAGTCATAGTGAATTCTCGGTCATTGAAAACTCTAGGATCACGGGCGTTAAATGCTCTTATTGTGAACCTAACCGTATTAGTTGCAGGTATTCCGTTTGAAAATGAAGATGAAGATCCAAAGGTTGCGTAGTTTTTTTCTGTAATTCTAAAGTCAGGCGGTAGTCTCCACCTCTCTATAAAGTAGTCTTTACTGTTTGGATCACCCGGATTATCAGGCAAATCCATCTCAGAAATAAAACCAGAAGCAACGCCAGTTTCCATATCAAGCACTAAATCCGGAGGAAATTCTCCTCCAACTACCATGTATTTGATGTCACAGCATTCATTGCAGGTATATCTCATCTCATACCTAGACGCATAAACTCCAATTATGGATGTGGTTGCGGGGCCAGGTGAAGGATAAGCATAAAATGCAACCCTCTTACTTTCCTCCGATATGGTTTGCAATTCTCGAAACGAACCAAGATTTGAATTAACATTTGCGAACGGAAAACTGCTTACTCCGTTTGCTCCTCCAAATAAAATCAAACATCCTGCTCCAGAATAAGATTGAGAAGTGCTTGTGACAAGTTCGCCTCCTGCACCACCCGAAGCCCCGTAGGTGGTAAATCCGGTAACTCCAACAGCACGACACCCCGTGCCCTCTTGTATCTTAACTCCATCTATAGAATATGGGCCATTTGGATAGTAAAATTCGGGAGGTCTCATTCCTTTATGGTTGTATTTCCCAAGCCAACCTGTCCATTCCACAGAACCTGTATTACTGTAAGATTCAGAGCCATCACTAATATGACATTCCGCAGGAACCGAGTAGATTAAATTGTATGGGCTTTGTGTGTAAGCACTAACAGATCTAAATCTTGGCATCAGAACTCTCCACCATCAACTTCTGTTATTGGTGTGGGCTTCATTGATGGGAATTGGGTTTCAAATGTGATTATTGGGATTGCAGGAATTGCTTTTCCTGTGGCACTATTTTCTGCCGCTCTACCAGGATATCCTGATATTACTGTAGCCGTTCCACCAGGAACAGCATACAAAGATTCTGTTGGCAAACCAGGAGCCCCTATGTTTACAAGATTTGTGTCTGTTATTGTTTGACCTGCAATGCCCGCAGATACAGGCGGAAGAGGTGTTGCACTAAGATTAGTTATGCCTTCAGGAGTAACATTCAAATAAGATGCTGGAGAGGGAACTGTAGCCGTCGAGACATTTGCAGCGATGTTGACTGCTTGAGATGCCAAAGCCGGATTAACAAAAGCCAATGCTCCTGCAAAGGCTCCACCAACAACAGTTCCTACAGGACCTAAAGCCCCGCCAAGAAGTGCTCCGCTAGCAATTCCTCCAAGTCCACCCAAATCCAATCCTTCAGGAAGAACTGCTTGAACTCCTTCAATTGCTCCACCTACTGCCTCACCAATTCCACCCAAGAAGCCGCCAACTTCATCTTGTAGTAGTGGGAACTCAACTCCTTCGCCTGCTCCTCCTTGAACAGCCCCAGGAGATACACCTAAATCTGTTCCAGAGACCACGGCTTGTGTGGGTTGTGTTTGTGCCACAGTTTGTGATAGTTGTTGATTTTGTTGCGATAGATTTGCTTGCGTTTGTTGAATTTGTGCATCGTCAATTTGAGCAATTGTGTTTTGTCTTACTGTTTCTTGTGCACTTTCCGACATCAAAGATTTGTTGTTTTCCGCAATCTCTTGTTCGCTTGGAATCATTTCTTGCGGCATTTTTTCCGTCTTAACGACTGTGCCATCAGGAAGAGTAGATGGTATGGCGGCTTTAGCCTCACTCGCAGGAACATCTTTCCACCATTGATCCCCCTTAACGGGAACATTCTGTGTTAAAGTCGCTTTGCCTGTTTGATCCCACGGAATAGTGGATGCGTTAGGAGACGCGCTTTCATAATAAGATTTGAAAGCATCCAGTCCAACAGGCATGTCTTTAGGTCTAAGGTGAAGTTTCTTGAAGTAATCGGTTGACAGATATTTGTCTTTTTGTCCTTGAAGAATCTGATTCAAAGGCAATGCTCTACCAGGAAATATGGTTGCATCTTGCAAAAGGGGTGCAGGATTTTTGCCTGTTGCTAGTCCTGGAGATGATGCTAAATTTACAGCAACTCCTTCAGGATTAAAATCAATTCTCGGTGCGACAAAACTCATGTTACCATCGCTGGCAACAGTATAAGTTCCGTGAACTCTGTGCTCAAAGTTCTTACCTGTTTCCATGACAACATTACCACGAGCAAGCATTCTCAAATCACCATTTATTTCAATGTAAAAATCTTTGCCTGTTTTTAGAGTTGTTATAGGCCCGTCAATATTCATAAAGCAGTTGCCTTGAACAAGAAGTTTCTTGTCAGACATTGCTACTTCATAATCGTCTCCTCGAATTCGCTCAACCTTTGATCCATCAGGATGAAGTTCAATCCAAGTTCCGGCTTTATGGTAAACGCTTATTCTTTCTTTATCGGGAGTATCGTCAAGTTCAATAACATGACCAGACTCGGTTTCCATCACATGGTTTTTAGGATATTTGGGATCGTAATCTGTTACTTTTTCATCCCATGTTAACCAAGGGTGCAGAGCGGTTTGCACTCCAACCTTTGCTTCCTCTCGTTTTTTTTGAACTATTGTTTTTTCAATCTTTTCGTTTCGGGTTAAACGATTTGTATCGGCTTCGCCACCATACTCTTTGCTGGGCCATTTGCCTTCAGGATCATTGAATCCTAAAGAGGGATCTGAGTATTGACCAGTGGTTCCTTCTATAGGATCTGGCTTACCAACAAAGGATCCCAAAACTACAGGATCTTGGCAGTTAACACCGTCTCGGAAAAACCCAATAACCCACGAGCCTTGTAAAAGTCCTGTTGGAGAAATTCCTTTTCCACTTACAGAAGCACTAGTTACGGGAAGCAGGGGAGTTGCCCAAGGCAAATCTTGAGTGGGCAACAATTCTTTGTCCGCATTGTGAAATTCAAAACAACGAACACGAACACGACCCATTTTTAATGGATCGTTAATGTCTTCTACAACTCCGTGAAACCACACGAAGCCGTTCTTGCCCATTTGATCGTGAACTGTTATGGTGTCTAGCATATTAAACTCTAGATTCTCTTATGGTTGGATTGTAAATGCCAGTATCAGCAGTATCTTTATAGTCAGGAACTGGAGCACGATAACTGTCTTTGCTTACTGTCATAACAAGTTCGTAATCTTGATGTCCTATTGAATGATTTATTTTTGTTACAAGGTAGTTGCCTGCAAGATACTTATCGCTACCATCATTGTTTACTCCTTTTCCTTTTCCATTTAACGATTCGGGAGAAGGAATGTCCAAGTAAATCACATCTCCAACTCGTCTTCTGGAATCTCCTTTAACCTTTATCTGAAGGGTAATGCAGTTCAATTGGTTCATTTGGCTTTGGCGAAGCAGAGCATATTTTTCATGCTCTTCATTATCTTCAATTCCATCATACTTATAAGAGTTTTTTGGCAACACTTTAATGTATGACAAAATAGCGTCACTAAACCTATCCAAAGAGTGTGGAACCAAAGGATATTGATCTGTGTGTTGTGTTTCCACAAACTTCTCTTTATAACGATAAAAGTCCCCACCTATTTTTTTCTTGTTTATGTCAAAAGTATTCAATACTGAACTATAAACTCCTGTTGAAACATCTTGCAGTTTATTGTTTAGAGAAACTATAGTAATTTCATTGATATTATCAAATTCTTCTGCATCTCTTTGTTTGTTGGCAAACGCATGTCGGTATCTTGCAACCGGTGCTTGTGCCTTGAAATACGAAACAGGAGCAAA